TCGTGACTCTTGTCCTCGCCACCTTCCGGTGTTACAGGCTGAGGTACTTCTGAAATACCATCATCAGCTTTAAATTTGCCGTCTGCCATAATTATTCTCCTTTGAATGTATTTTAATACAAAATCTGTTTAGACTGTAAACTATTTATAAAAAGTTAACTTCTTAAAGAACGAACGAATGCTTGGAACATTCTAGTTGCCGTTTCTTCATCAATTGTTCGCACTACACGAGTGATTTTCTTTTCGACTTCTTCTGCAATTTCTTCAATAACCTGTGCAACTTCAGCAGGTCTCCAAGATGCAGATGCGATATCGTAGTAATACTCTCTGTTTTCCATTATTCCGTTAACGAAAGCATTGGGAGCGGATGGATCGGTTACGATATCGACTGTTGCCAAATGGAAATCCTTTTGAACTTCCATAACACCATTCTTCTCTTTAACTGATCCTAGACCTCTAGTTGAAACACCAATTTTGACTCCTTCATCAAGCAAACACTTGACGATTTCACCCATTGGAGTACTTAAGATTTTGGCCTTCCCATAAAAGTCACTGCCTTCACGCCTCATGCCAGTAATCAAGTGAGATACTCGATCTCCGTTAATAGCCGGACCATCAGGATGGCCAAGCTCACCTAATGCTCGCTTAGGGTCAATGAATTCTTTTTGATACCGACCCATCTCTTTATCGAGTGTTTCGGCGGGGTAAATACGTCCATTGCGATTCTTAACATCTCCTTGCATAAAGATGCCTTCGATAAAGTAGCTCTTCTTACCAGACTCTTCGTTGGCTTCTGTGATTACTTCGCAACTTTCGTTAATTTCAGTAATTAGTTTCATTGTTATACCTTTAGCAATTTGAAATTATTTATTAAATTATATCGCTTCTTTGGCGAAGTCAAGAATCTCTTGAAAACCCTTCTTATCTTTCATAAGAGTGGCTTCCATCTCTTTACGATTTTTAGGATTTAATCCTTTCATAAGAGCATTGATTACTTTAATATCTGCCATTTGGATTTTAACACTGTCACCATTCTTAAGCTTAAGATTACCAGGCTTAAAGGTAGCTTCTTCTAAGCTTTCTTTTACTTGGTAACCAGCTGATTTAGCTAAACCAGGGTGAACGTCTGCAGCGTCTTCTTGATCTCCATAATGATCTACCGCAAATTTCCAAACATCTCTTGGTTCACCACTCACGTATGCTTGACCATCACCGTGTATTGAGATTTTAACTTTGAATCTTTTTTCGTGTGATGCTTTTTGACTGTCGTTACCGATATAATCTACATCGATTTTTGCTTCGTTCAAGTCAAATTCTACCGACTCTTTCTTGTCACGAGGATCGGGAGTCTGATCTTGATATTTCAAAGTTGAACGACGCTTTACATCTTTGTAATCGGCATCTTTACCTTGTGCTTTTAGCTGGTCTCTTTTCTTCTTTGCTTCATCACTGGTTGGGTACTTAGCAACAGGATTCTTAGTATCACCATCGACATATACGATGTAATCTCTTTCCATACTACCTGCACCTGACATGGCGCTAAAAGACTTACCTACTCGACCAGCCCTCGCTTCTTTTACTTCAGTTTCTTCGTAAACACCAGCAGCAAGATCATCTTCATCCTTATCAGCTGCATACTTACCAGCTGAATAAGCATATAGACTCTTCATCATAGAAAAAGTATTAGCTAATTTGTTTTGATACCACTCTTCAGGATCATCACCATCAGCAAGATCTTCCATAATCTCATCTGCAGCATAAGCAATGAAGTGGAGTTGACGCATCATCATTGGAATTTCTTGTTGAGGATCTTCAGAAACGTATTCAGGAGATTCGCTGATGGGATCTTCATCGAAATCTTCTTCTACATATTCGCCAGTAACAACTACCTTTTCAATTAAACCTTTAAACGTGAGCTTAGACTTAGGCGCAGTAGATTCTTTAGCAAACGTAGGATCTATTTTATAACCGTCTTTTTGCAGTTGTGCAATTTTCTTTTTATCTGTCTTAGGTACTGTCGCACTTTGAAACCCACCCTTAGTTCTTGTCAATTTGACATGGGTCTTTGGGCCAGTAAGATCTTTAGACTTGTCAGCCATCTTATCCTGTCCCCAGAATTGTCCTTCTTCAACTTCTTCAACTTCTTCGTCAATGTCACGAGGCATTTTGAAAGGAGCGTCTTTAACAGCATACTGAGGATCATAAGTAGCGTCACCCTCTTGATCTGGAGCTCGTTTCTGTTTTGTAACGCCTTCAATCTCTCCCGTAAACTGAGAATCGAGAGCGACCGGGTGCTTAATAAGCTCGACCTTATGTAAATCTTTAAAGCGCTGTTCTTCACCTGATTTAGGCTGCGCTACTTCGGAAAGAAGGTCCTTAAACTGTTTCATTATTAGATCCCTGTTTTATTTAAAGTGTTATACCCAATATTTATATTCTAGTGGTTTGCTATTCTTCAACATCATCTTCTGGCGGTTCAGCATCAACGTCATCAACTGGTTCTTCTTCTTCTTTTTCCGCTTCAATCTGATCTTGCATTTCTTTGTAATTTTCTTCTGACATTTGAAGAACATTACGGACAACCCACTCTTTAGAATAATACTTACCAATTTGTTCTTCAATATCCCTAAGGGTGTTTAATCTTTCTCGAAGAATTTCAGCTTCTTTCAATTCAGTAAAATAGTTGTCTTGAATAAAGTCATATCGAATATCATTTCGAATGTTTTCAAATTCTTCAGGAGTAAGAATACCCTTCAAAATAAGTTGCTTTTCTAAAACAATATTAAATAACCAACCAAACCTAGCTCTTATTCTACGAATGAATTTACCAAACTTTAATTCATCTCGAGTAATTTCACTTGATCTACCGAATGATGCCATTGTTTCAGGCTCTAAACGGCTTAATGGTACCTTCAACGCCTTATATAGTTTACGTTGAAAGTACAGCATATTTTCGTCTGTGCTCAAGCCCTGTGCATTACCACCGGCAAGAGTATCAACCTCTGTGGATCGCTCACCACCTCGGCGAGGGAACCAAAAATCTTCAGTCATTGTCATCATCTTACGAGAATCGCTAATCTCACCAGTTGATGCATTGTACTGTAACTTATTCTTATGGCGAGTCATCATATCACGTAGATATTGCTCTGCCTTATTCTTTGGCAAGTTACCAACATCGATATAGAATATTCGACGCTCTGGAGCCCTTGTCAAAGTGTAGATAACCGTAGCATCTTCCAACATACGAAGTTGGTTAAGAGGCTTAATCGAAGGATGCAAATGAGATAATACTAAACTATTATTCTCATTCATCAACCCCGATGTTACCCTAGCAACTGAATCCTTAGCAATACGGATTCCGTTTACTGCTCCGGTAGTACCTCCGCCACTCTTACTTCCTGCGAAACCGGCATCCGAGTACATATAGTACTCGTTTTTAATCTTCTTTGTGTTAATACCTGAGTGCGGATCTTTATTCTTCTTGTCCATTTCTCGAATAAGCTTAAGCTTTCGAGCATCGACATATCTTAACTCACGTATTCCCTTCTTTAATTGATCTGGATCAATAATGATATGATAGTTAATTCGACCGTCTACATAAAACTTGTAGAACATATCATATCCGTTATTGGCCATATCAAATAGAGCTAAAACATTATTGAATTCTTCAGTAATCTTTTCTTTAACTCTATCAGGTAGATCTGCTTCATCTAAGATAATATCAACTACCTGATCATTAGTATCAACACTAATAGCTTCGTTTACAATATCATCAATAGCTTGAGCTATCTCTGGTTGCATTGCCATTCCACGATATTTTGTGATAAGTTCCGATTCTGACTTTGCAGAACCTTCCATATCAAGTATCGTACTGTAAAACCCACCCAGCGAATTACCATCAACGGTAATTGCCCCATCGTCATTATGAGGCTCGGCAAACGAGACTGGTGTGTCGTCGTCTTCCGGCCTCTTGATTTCAAAACCAAAGAGCTTCATTCTATATTCCTATATCAATAATTATGTAGTTGAAATTCCAGTTGTTCCCTCGACTCTCCAGAAGTCGTATTGGAACGTAACTGTAAATTCTTCAATGGTATCTGTGGTGCTCCAATCCATAGTGATATCACTAATGCTAATTGGGTGCAAACCTTCAAATACATAGGTACGTATTGCATCTCCGTCTTTACTATATTGTGTAATGATTCCGTTTGATTTGTAATCCTGTGGAAGTCCTCTCAAGTTACCATCGTGTGTATTGATGGAATTTGACCATGCTTCCATGGCGTTACGTACTAAGAAATCTTCGTCGTTAATTACTGTAACGGTCCAATCTTCAAATGTTCTATCACCTGCATACTTAACTTGCCGACCAAAGTATGGTGCTTGAAAAGTTCCAAGGTTCGAGGCAGGAATACCTGCTGCTCGAACCATGAATGGGACTTTAATGTCGGCCGCTGGATCAACAGGGTTTAGAATTTGAACTTGGAACAATGTTGGACGAGCGCCCCCACCTACTAGCTGGGACTTAAACTCGTTAATGTTAAATGCCATGTTCGCGTTCTCCTTTAAACTAATTAGTATTTATTATGAAATTGAGCCAACAATTTCGTCGAACTCAACCCCAGTTCGTGTTGCCACGAACGTAAGTTCAATCACGTTAATAGATCGTGCAGGCTTAATAAAGATATTCGCTCTAAATTTACCTTGATCAATAACGACAGGAGTATTAACCGTTGAATCAGAAATTACTCGGAAGTCAATGATACCGCGACGACCTTGAATATCTCTCAAGAAAGGCTCGACAATATTCTTAAACTGAGTCTGAGTAAATTCATCATTCAATTCAAACAAAAACCCTTGTGCTGCATTAGCAATTGCTTTTTCAACCGCAATAAACAATCTACGAACATTGAGTCGATCAAATGCACTCTGCGTTCCCAAACCAGTCTTGTCACCAAATAGAACGATACCTTGTCCTACTTGACTCATTACTGGGTTAATGTCGCTGCTGTAGAGCTGATCACGTTGTGCTTTATTAGGATTGAACGCAAGCTTAACAACATTCTTAATAACACCTTTACGGAAACCTGCTGGTGACTCGAAAGGCTCAACTCGAGAAGCTAGACCTGCCATATCGCCATTCAGAGGTACAAAGCGATAAACATCATTGTACTTATCATAACGATACTTATAACCTGAATCCATGAACCAGTAAGAACTACTCTGAAGTCGATTACGGTAAGAAATTACGTTTGAAAGCATTGCGTTAGACTTAGATTCATCTACTACATCTTCCTTAGAAGGTGATAGGAATGCAATTGCATCTTTACGACTATCAACAACATTACTGATAATGTAGTTTGCTCGTGTACCTAATCGATCGCCCTTACCTTGTAGAACAAAGGAAACGTCGATTTCATTTGGATTAGCGTAGTAATCGTAACCTTCGGCTAATGCTTGGAGAGATACGGTAGATTCAGTTGAACCATCTGCACCAAACGTTAGTACTTCTGTTTGAGAAGTTGCAGCTTCAAAGTATGCAGTGTTTGCAACCTTAACCCAAGCTGAATTTTGAGCAATAGCATCTTTGTAGTAGTTAGTACGACCATCAG